CAAATAAACAATCTATGCCTTACGATACAGCGAGCGTCGGTAAAGCTATTCTTCGATGACAAAAGTCAGGCATTAAAGATCTTAAAGAGACCTTTTGGTTACTTTTATGGATCTGGATAAAAGTTACTATTAAGCGACAATTAACTTGACCAGCTAGCGACAACTATCTTGACCGGTCGTTCTGTTAAGGTTCGATACTGAAATTCGGAGGGAATTCAGTGTCGGGTAATCACATTACAGAAAGACAAATCAGGTTATATATGAAGTTACGAGAGAATTTCACACAGGAAGTCGCAGCGAGTAAATCTAGCATTTCCGTCAGCACTGCCGGTCGTATTGAAGGTAATCGACACCAACCTAAAAAGGATAACCGAGGGTGGCTGTATAGAGACTACTTAAATGATCATATTCAGGGATTAACCGGAAGTCTAAGGAAGTAGACGGGATTACAAACTAGAAAGCCAGTGAATTAGCGGGGTTGAGGTCTATTCAGACGTTGGCCCCGTTTGCATTTTAGCAGCGTGGAAAATTTACGCCAGTTTGAGCAGTGGTTTTAAAATTAGCATTTTGGGTCTTGTTAGTTGAGCAACGGCAACAGATGCCGGACGAATCTTTAAACACCGTTTAAACCTTTAATTAATCGCCGATGTCTTTGGCGATGTGAACCACTTGCCCTATCACTTCAAATTGATGCTGTTCCTCTTTCTTGATATCGAGAGGCGTGTACATTGAGTTATCGCTGATCAGCCGCCATGCCCCTACGATGCTCTGATAGCGCTTTACGAACAATTCATTTTCGTGCCTGAATATGTAGATATGACCATCTTGAGGGTGATTGCGGCTCGTGTGAACGACGAGCGTATCGTTATTGTTTATCGTTGGCTCCATGCTGTCGCCTTTCGCCCAAACTATCACGAGATCCTTTTCAGCGAACCCGCGAAACTTTAGCCACTTTCTTCTGAACGCCAGATATCTAGAGGGTTCTAGCTGCTCTATGTTTAGCGATCCATTACCCGCTGACACTTGAATAGAGTAACCAGGTATCAGTGCAAACTCTGCCAAAAAATCGACCTGACCAATAGGCAATACATTCTGTTCATATCTTGATGCGGGTTCTTCTATTATATATCCGCCCAGCAAGCTCTGCTGTGTCTCAGCGGGTAAAAGGCTTACATGATATTCAAATGCTTTCGTCCCTTTCCTCTTACGAGACAGATGCGGCTTGTCCGTTGCTAGGGCTTTCAAATGGTCTCTAGTCCACCTATCCGATGTTGGAAAACCACCATGCCCCGCAACTTCGGATGCAACAACCCACTCCATCCGTTTATCGGCGTAAGAAAAGGATGTTTTATCCCTTTCCTCCGAATCATCACCTTTTCCTATTAACTCTTTGTTTTCTAAGTCGTTTTTCATCATACAGCCTTTAAAGTCTCAATCTACAAACGGATGGATTACAAAACATTACATCCGTTTGTATTGATATGTTCATCCGTTACGTCCATTATGTCCTTACTAAGTTAAGCAACATAAAGGAGTTACTAAGATGAGTAAGAGCGCAGTTTCTCAGAAAACGGATGAAAACGGAAGTGATTGGCACCGCGCCGATATTGTCGCAGCACTAAAGAAGCGCAACTTATCCGTACGTCAGTTATCACGTAACGCAGAACTATCAGAAAACACGCTAGCGAATGCACTACGTTCGCCATGGCCAAAAGGCGAAAGAATCATTGCGGAAGCGATCGGCTTAACACCGCAAGAAATTTGGCCTAGCCGTTATCAAGAATTCCAAGCGGCTGTGTGAGGTGGATTGTATGTTTTTAACAGCAACCGAAATATCGGGCACCGCAGGCATGCCGGCGACAGAGCGAAACGCTCGCGAAAAGCTAAAGCAACTTGCTATCACACAGCCAGAGCTTGCACGTAAACGCGAAGGCACTAAAGCGTTTGAATATCACATCAGCATTCTACCCGCTGCCACTCAAGCGGCTTTGTACAAGCGTGCTGGTCAAGTCAAAGTCGGTGACAAAGTCTTTGACGTGCCGCAGCCAAAAGCAGATCGCTATTGCCGTGAAGCTTTGTGGTCACGTTGGAACAACGCTGGCAGCAAAGCGCAAGAAAAGGCTAAGGCAAAATTGTCTTACCTGACCGTATTGAGCCGCTTGATAAACAGCGGCGTACCAAAGATGCAGGCTTACGAATCTGTCTGTGAAGAATACGGATTGGCATTCGCTAGCGTTCGTCGTGAGTTTGCCAGTTTGAAAAACTTCGCTGAACAGGACTGGTTGCCAGTACTACTTCCTAAAAACAAAGAGGCCGCTGTCGGTGCTCGCAAAGCACGATTTGCGTTTATCACGCCAGCCGCTTGGGACTTCATCAAGTCCGATTACTTACGTCAAGAAGAGCCTGCATTTAGCGTTTGCTATGAGCGCCTAAAGGACGCCGGAAAGGAGAGCCCAGATTGGATCTTCCCTTCCAAGAAAAGTTTAGAACGTCGCATGTACTTTGAAGTACCACAAGAGCAACGCACTCTGTTACGAAAAGGCGAACATGCCTTGGCCATGCTTTACCCGCCACAAGAGCGCACGGTGGCAGACCTTCACGCGCTTGAATGGATCAACGGCGACGGCTACCAACACAATGTGTTTGTGAAATGGTTTAACGGCGAAATCCTCCGCCCTAAAACGTGGTTCTGGCAAGACATCTACAGCCGCAAAATCATTGGCTGGCGTTGTGATGTGAGCGAGAACACAGACTCTATTCGTCTATCGATGATGGACGTATGCGAGAAGTACGGCATACCAAAAGAAGTCACGATCGATAACACTCGCGCGGCGGCAAACAAATGGATGACAGGCGGCGTACCAAATCGTTACCGCTTCAAAGTCAAAGAAGATGATCCATTAGGCATCATCCCAATGCTGGGTATGAAGCTACATTGGTCTAGCGTGATTTTGGGCAAAGGTCACGGCCAAGCGAAGCCTATTGAGCGCGCGTTTGGTGTGGGTGGCTTAGAAGAATACATCGACAAACACCCAAGTTTGGCAGGTGCCTATACTGGTCCTAACCCAATGGCCAAGCCAGACAACTACGGATCGAAAGCCATTGAAGCGGAAGTGTTTCTTGCTGCGATAGCTAAAGGTGTCGAAATGTACAACGACAAGACAAGCCGCAACTCAGAAATGGCACAAGGCTTTCAGTCGTTTAACGATGTATTCAACACCAGTTATCAGCATGCCGCGATTCGCAAAGCAACCAGCGCTCAGCTGCAAATGATGATGCTGCAAGCCGAAGCTGTCACCGTCGACAAACATGGCACCATCACTCTAGAGGCTGGCGGATCAATCAAAGGCCAGAAGAACCGCTACTACCATCAGTCAATGATGGACATGGTCGGCAAAAAACTGGTTGCGCGATTCGACCCGCTGCGCCTGCACGACGCAGTCGAGATCTACACACTAGATGGTGTGCATATCTGCCAAGCAGAATGTCAGCAAAAAGTGGGCTTTGGCGATACCCAAGCCGCTCGCGAAACCAAGCGCCATCGTACCCAGTTCACCAAAGCAACCAAGCTTGCAGCGAAAGCACATCAGGCAATGGGCGCTCTCGAACTTGCTGCACAAATGTCACCGCTTGAAGAAGAGTTCATTCCAGACACCAAGGTCGTCATCCCTGCACGCCCTGCCGTGGTTTACGGAAACGTCGCTGTTGCACAGCAACCGCAGTACGAAGAAGAAACAGAGTACGAACAAAACTTTGCCGCATCCATTGCGGATTACCGCGAACAACTAAAGAAAAACAAACTGTAAAAGGAAGCCACCATGACCAACGTATTGAACATGCAAGGCAATGCCGAAGACCAAACTGCTGTGCTCATGCGCATCAAAGTAAAGCTAGATGCAAAAGAAGTGACGAGTGCCCAACTGGCTCGTGAAATCAGTTCATCACCCGCAACGGTAAGCCAAATTTTAAACGGCAAATACCAAGCGGATGCCACTGCCATCGTCACAAAATTGGCGAAATGGCTAGCACGTGATGAACAGAAGAAATCTAGCCCAGTGGTTAATCCCGGCTTTGTCATGACCACCACAGCAAAGCAGATCATGGACGACATGACCTACGCACAAATCAGCGAGTCTATCGTTGTCATCTATGGCGCATCAGGTGTCGGTAAATCCGAAGCCTTGCGCGAGTACAAACGCAATAACAACAACGTTTGGCACGTGACCGCCAGCCCTAGTCGCAGCAGCCTAACCGAGTGTCTTTATGAACTCGCCATGGAACTGGACATGGAACAAGCGCCACGCCGCAAAGGCCCTCTGTCTCGCGTGATTCGCAAGCGATTAATGGGTACCGAGGGGTTAATTGTCATCGACGAAGCCGACCACCTTGATTACCCAACTCTAGAAGAGCTTCGCATCCTGCAAGAAGAGACTGGCGTTGGAATGGTGTTAGTGGGTAACAACCGTGTCTACACGCAGCTAACAGGCGGTCGACGCAATGAAGATTTTGCACGTCTGTTCTCACGCATCGCCAAGAAACGCGGCATCCACAAAACAAAAGTCGCAGACGTAAAAGCGATCGGCGACGCATGGAACGTCAGCGGCGACAAAGAGCGCGCATTGATGCAGAAAATTAGCGAGCGCCCTGGGGGGCTTCGTTTATTAACCAAAACCCTAAAACTGGCAGCGATGTTTTGCAAAGGCGAACTCATTACAGAGAAAGCCCTGCGTGCTGCTTTCAATGAACTAGAGAACAACGACTAAGGGGGTAGGCATGTCAGTTCAAGTAGTAGTGAGGTGTGACGGACACGGTTGTCGCGGCTGGTTTGAGCTAAACAATAATGGCTCGTCTGATGCGGAAGTTGAGCATCATAACCTAGCTGAAAACGGCTGGTTAATTGATCTAGATAATGGGTTTGATTATTGCCCAACATGCGCCAAGAAAATTAAAGAAGAAGAGGAACAAAGTAATGACTAAATCAACACGCTACAACGGCTGGCACGTTCAGCCAAATTTACAAAACGCCCACATGCTGGAAAGTCTTTTGAACGTCAGCAAGACTACGCACCAGCTTGTGAAAATGGGTATCACCATTACGGGCACAGTAATGGGAACCGCACACCCGACCATCTTAGTGATGGCCACAGGGGAGACTAAAAAGCTAAAAGGCGCCGCGATCAAAACACGCAATTTTAACGGTACTCGTACCAGCGTTTACAGCGCACAACTCAATAACTGCAACATCGAATGGGAGAGTAAGAATGTCCACTAGCCAACAACAAGAAACAGTTATCAAAGTGCCGGAAGGAATGCGCGTAAACGCAGACGGTTATTTCGTACCAGAGGCCAGCATTCGTGAGCAAGATTTGCTACGCGATCAGATCGTCATGGCGCTGGTGCCAGAGGCGCTTTCTCTTAGCTGTGACATGGCCGCATACAAAGCAAAAGCTCTTGCTGATATCTCGGATCTAATCGAAATTGCCGCCGATCGCTACGGCGCAAAATTGGGTGGAAAGAAAGGTAACGTCAGTCTCGTATCATTTGATGGTCGCTACAAAATCCAACGTACTTATCGTGAAGTGGTCGCCTTTACCGAAGAGATCGAAGCTGCTAAAGCCTTGATTGACTCTTGCCTTATCCGCTGGAGCGAAGGCGCAAACGACAACATCCGTGCCGTGGTATCTCAAGCATTTCGCAAGAACCGTAATGGCGAAATCAGCACGGGCAAAGTGCTCGATCTTATGCGTATGGAAATCGACGACGACGAATGGAGTCGTGCGATGAACGCATTAAAAGACGCACTCAAGTCTAACGGTACCGCTGTTTATATCCGAGTGTACGAACGCATTGGTACCACCGATCAATACAAGCCTATTTCTTTAGATATCGCGTCTCTTTAGGAGTAACACCATGGCAAATACACACACGGTTCGTAATGCTGCACAAAACGCGCTTAACCAGCCCGTAGCCGTCAGCCAGTACAAGGAATATCTAATGGAAGTTATCGCTTTGGCCAGTGCCAATCTAAGCGAAATTAAAAGTCCAGAGTATGCCGCTGCGTACCTAAGCGGCATCAAATGCATGATCGAAAAACCACTAGAGCAAGGGGTGGCCTAATGATCAAAAAAGAGCAATGGGAAGAAATCGAAAAGGCACTGAAAGCCTCTATGTGCGCTGTTAAATTCAAGTTAGGTGAGAAGCAAATCACGCTCGAAAAGCGATTCATTAAAGAGAACGTGCTGGTGATCTGCGTCTTTATTAACGGAAAGCTAGATCAAAGTCTTGGGTGGCCAGGCGAACATTTCGACCCCATCGTCGAAATGCTTTGGAATAAGCGCGCTAGGTCTGTTTATTCACCTAACGATAAGAAACGAGCAGAGAAGATTTTTGGCAAACGTAGAGCAAAAAAAGAGTTTGATGATTGGGATAAGAGGGTCGAATGGTGCGAACCCTTCTTTAAAACCTCCGCTTCCATGCTGCGCAAGTACAAAAAGATCGAAGGCTTGGAGTTTGTGCGAACAGACTTTGTGAACCTTTAAATACGAACTGAAAAAAACAAGGAGACAGATATGTGTAATTGCATTCAAGAAACAAAAGAGCAAGTGGTTGAAGCCATGAAAGGTCGCCTACCTGATCGAGTTATTGGTGGCAGTTTTGAGGCTGAAATAGCAGGTCAAATATTCAGATTCGATGGTAGCAAAAATACCATTCCCGCGATGACGATTAACGCGGAATACAGATTGGAAAAAGTAGATGGAACGCCAATGAAATCGGCAAAGAAAATATCAATGCCAGTCTTTGCGCCTTTCTGCCCATTTTGCGGCGTGGAACACGAGAAAGCGGAATAGCGAAACGCGGTTCGCCGCGTCTGCCTAGCGTAGTGGCTGGGCACTGATGAGCAGCTAAGGAGAACACTATGATAGTACCGTCGATGCAAAAAAGTCCTTCTCACGTAAAGCATGATAGCGCTTTGGCTAAAGAGCAAAGTTTAGAAAGAAAAATACTGGAATGGATGGCGAATGGCAAAAAAGGAGCGAGTTCAGAGGTAATGGCGTTCTGTGTAGTTGGTATGACACCGCCTCATATTACTAATCCATATGACGCGCAAGATTTTAATCGATGTTTAAACCTCGTTCACGAAGTGCTAGAAATTCGCGAACACTTCCCTGCAATAGCCAAACTTTCTCCTGAATGGATGGCGACCATTAGCAACTGGGATCGCTTAGAAAAATCCTTTCTTAATGAAGTGGGTTTGAACTTTAGCAAGCGATCCACCGCCCCGATCACCAACCAATTGCTAAGAGACCTTAGAGCGAAACGCTAGAAGATCAAGGGGGCTTTATGTTTGGTGAGTACACACCGCTGATGAAAACAGGACTGATGGCGCGACGTCTTGCCAATGGCAAAGCCCTCCTGGACAACGAACTTGGCTTGCAAAAATGGTGCTCTGATTGCCAAGAGTTTTGGCCGCAAGACACTTTATTTTGGGGAATATCAATACACAAACCCGACGGCCTGCAAAGCACATGCAAAGCCTGTCAACTTGGAAACAAACGAGAAAAGCGCAACGCCGCTTAGGAGATAGAAATGACTATTGAGACAGAAACAAATGATCGTTTTTTAGAAGGATCTGTTAGGGCTGAAGTAATAATTCACATAGGCACTATGTTCATAGATGGTGCTGTGTCTTCTGAAGTTAGAGATGCACTAGAGTTTGATTGGGAAAATATTTTTACAGCTATTGGCTGCGAACAACCAGAGCATGAAGATGAAGATTTTATTGTTGATTACTTTAGAAACGAAGTGAAGAAACAAGGTTTTTTAGTGAGGTTTTCTACACCTATTCCAAAAGGCATAAGCCGCCATGGTTACTCTATCTCTTGGGGTAGTTACATGAATAAGTGGATTTATGCAGATACATATCAAGAAGCTTGTAACAAAGCTTTGGTCTGGCGTGGTGACTATATCAAGCAAGCCAAACTTGCGGCGGGTATCAATGCATGACCTCATGGCCCAGACAGCGGGTGTCATCAAAACATTAGAGTTAGCGGGGGCGCACGTTATTGCAGTACGTGCAAAACCCAGCGGCTCACAAGTACAGATTAACGCGCCTTTACCTGACTGTTTGCAAGAGCATATCGAAGAGCAAAGCGACGCAGGACTAAACCTTTTTGGAGTGTGGATACAATGCAAACACAACACGACAGCGGACGACGAAACCGAATGATTGCCGCGATCAGCATCGGTAAGAAAAACCTAGAACTAGACGATGAAATCTATCGCCCAATGTTAGAACGACTAACGGGAAAGAAGAGTTTAAAATTGATGACCGAGGATCAGTTAAGCCTTGTTTTAGACCATTTTAAAAAAGTCCTTGGCTTTGTTCCCGCACCACCAAAAGCCACTACGAAGAGCAATGCAAAACCAAAACCACGCTCGCCAGCGGCTAGCAAGATCCGAGCAATCTGGATCACCATGCACAAACAGGGCTTTTTAGAAAATGGTAGTGATCGCGCACTAGATGCGTATTGCCAACGCATGACAAAAACCACCAACGGCCAAGGTGTTCAGTACCTAGTCTGGTTGGATAACTGGCAAGCACAAAGCGTACTCGAATCACTCAAGCGCTGGCATTTTAGATTGATGAAAGAAGCGTATGAAAGAAAAGGTAAAGCGATCCCCGCCATCAGTTACGAAATACTTTCTAAAAACTACAGTAGTGATTTTGCTAAAGACTGAATCCCACTACCGCCGGACTTACAATAGAAAGCCTCAGCATTGCTGGGGCTTTTTTATGAGCTGAGGGGCGAACCATGAAACAACAAACAAGAGACGAAACAACGATAGATGCGTTCGGATACAGCAATGTATCTATCGATGCTATCGAACACATAGCTGACGAGAATTGCCGCTGGCCCGAAGCCATGCGCCAAATCTACGACATACTGAAACACGAACTGAATAAAGCAGAGCAAGACGAAACCGTTGCGCTGTTACAACTGAGCGCAATTTGCGATGCCTTCGGGGGTATGCAGTTTTATCTACCACGCGGTCATAGGCTTGAAAAAGAACTAAAGCATCTTAGAATCTGGAATGAATTTAACGGTCACAACGTGCAAGAGCTGTGTCAAAAATATAAACTGTCGATGCAGCAAATATACCGAGTGATCGCGAACATGCGCCAGCACGAAACCAACAAGCGCCAAGCGCAACTTTTTTAATAAGGAAATACTATGAGTTATTTGATTTGGGCTTTTGCAATAGCGCTATGTTCTTTTTGGGTTGTTTATGATTCGAGCAAACATAAAATGGGCGCTACTGAATCAAAGACAGTTACCCCATTCAAGATAGGGATCGGATGCCTACTTTTTTTCCCCTTCTGTTTTCCATATTACCTCTTCAAAAGAAATGGATTTATACAGCGAGCTACTTTAAACCCAATGGATGATAAAGAAGCTAGCAGCGGGAAAGTTGGTTTTATATTGGCTCTAATCGCTGTCATCGTTATTACTTTTAATGCTTACCAAGAAGCACAGTTGCCAGCATGTGAATCGACAGAAGTTGCCAGTGTTGTTAAGAGTATTTATGATCAGGCTGGACTATCTGGTATTACGTTGAAAGGTGCTGGTCAGTATGACTATGATATGTTGAATGAAGTGCGGTACTGTCGAGCGCAATGGGAAAAAGGAGGAGCAGAAAAGATTTTCAACTATACGGTTTCGTGGATGAGCGATAAAAAAGAAAATTACTATGTAGAAGTAAAATAAACAGAAACTAACGTTAATCCGCCCCCGCTCCACTTAAAAAGCACAATCAAATGAACTAATTTGATTGTGCTTTTTTTATGTCTATACGTTACCGCTTTAACACCAAGCCTTACTCAGAAGCCTTCCTGTTCGCCGTCGTCTTTGTACTGATCAAAGAAGGCGCACTGTATGCAGACGGCACACCCAAAGCTGACCTTGGTTATGTGAACGATCCCCACGATTTAGGCGGTGAAACCAAAGGCGGCATTAGCAAGCGCGCTTTCCCGCATTTAGATATTGCGGCTCTTACGCTTGATGACATTGTGCGTATCTACCACACCCGTTATTGGCGTGCGGCTTATTGCCCGAACTGGTCGCCAGCCGTCGCGCTGTATGCGTTCGATGCGGCGGTTCAGCATGGCGCTATTACCGCCATTAAGTTGCTGCAAGAAATCAGCGGCTGTAAAGACGATGGCCTTGTCGGGCCAAAGACCCGCGCCGCTGTTACTTCGCTAGATCAAGAATACCTTCTCGCTCGATTCGGGCTACGTCGTGCGCGCTTCTATGCTCGCATCATCCAAAGCAATACATCACAAGTGCGTTTCATTGAGGGATGGCATAACCGCCTCGTTGACCTCACGAACGCAGCATGGGAGATCATCTAATGAGCTGGTTTACGAATTTATTCACGGGTGGCGCTGGTTCTGTTGTGGACTCCATTGGTGGTCTCGCTGATAGATTTATCCAGACCGATGACGAGAAAAGTGCTTTCAAAGTACAGGTCGAAACCTTGCTGCAAAAGCGCGATAGTGAAATCGAGCAAACCCTTAGACAGACGTTGCAGTCCAAAGAAAAAATCTTAGTGGCTGAGCTGAGCCAAGGTGACAACTACACAAAGCGAGCACGACCAACTGTTGTTTATACGGGCTTGATATTTATCGGTATTAACTATGTGTTGTTCCCGTTGATCGGCCGCATAGCTAACGGCTTGGGTGCTGATATTGACGCCTCACCGTTAGCTGATCTGCCTGCAGAATTTTGGATTGCGTGGGGTGGTATTTGTGCGACCTGGTCTATTGGCCGATCCATGGAAAAACGCGGCACACAAAACGCAGCAACTCGTGCCATTACAGGCAACACTCCAACCTCGAAACTATTGGACTAATACATGGACGAATTTGACCGAGCCGCACAGCTAGAGCAGGAACACAGAGATCGCGCTTTAGCAGCGCATCGCAACCGCCCAATCGAAGAGCCAGACGAAGACACGTACGGCGTTCGTTACTGTCTTGATTGTAGTCACATCATACCCAAGCAGCGTGTCGAGTTAGTACCGCACGCCGTGCGTTGTGTGTCCTGCCAGAACAAAAAGGAACGAACGCATGGGTGAATTGATCCTCAAGTACTGGGCACCCATTTGGGCGTTGCTCACCACTGCCGCGATTATCGTCATGGCGTTTCTCGCTAAGACGTACGCAAAGAAAGAGGACGTGCAAGCGGTCTCTAAAAAAGTCGATCACTTAGAATCAAAGCTCGACAGCATGCCAACTCAACAACAAATGACCGAGCTGCTTATCGAGCTGGCCAACACGCGCGGTGAAATGAAAGAGCTGCGCGCACGAATCCAACCCGTACAGCACTTATCTCGTTTGCTGTTAGAGCAGCGACTCAAAGATGACAAATAAACAGGAGCGATTAAATGTCGTTTAAAGACCTTTTAAAAGAAGACCAACGGCTTGTCATCTTGCGTTCGTTAAACGAGATGCCAGCGTACGAAGCCAACGAATCTATCCTAGATACTTGCCTTGAAAGCTATGGCCACAACATTAGTCGCGACGCGGTTCGAACGCACCTTGCTTGGCTGCAAGAGCAGGATCTTATTAGTATTCGTGAAATGAGTGCCCACCAAATCGCCAAGTTAACGGGGCGCGGCCAAGATGTCGCAACAGGCCAAGCCGCACAGCCTGGCGTGAAGCGCCCGCGAGCGTAAGGAATGGTTATGTTGAAGCGAGCTAAGAACACAAAATCTAAAGTCGATCTATTGCCCGACGATATCCGCACCGCCATTGGTGCGTTAATTCGTTCCGGCAACATGATGCAAAAAGACATCCTCGCGGCTGTCAACGAAATGATTGACGAAGCGGGATTACCGGAAGAGTCCAAGATCAGCCGCACGTCATTCAACCGCTATGCTCAGCGCATGGAAAACCGTGGCGCTCGTATTCGTGAAGCGCGTGAAGTGGCGGAAGTTTGGACAACCAAACTGGGCGATGCTCCCGTTTCAGAGGTTGGTAAGTTACTGCAAGAGTTTGTACGAACCATGGCATTCGAAACCTCTATGCACATGATGGATAAAGCAGGCGAAGAAGGTGCTGATCCAATACCGCCCAAAGCCCTTGGTCAGCTCGCACTTGTTGTTCAGCGTATCGAGAGCGCGGCAATGATAAGCACAAAAGTCGAGAAGGAAATTCGTAAGGCGTTTGCCGAACAAGCCGCCAGCGAAGTGGAAGCCGTGGTTAAAAAGGCGGGTATTTCAGCAGGCACCGCCGCCGACATCAAGAAACATATTTTAGGGATCGCGTGATGAATCCAGAAATTTTAAAGTTCTTTAGATGGCAGCACCTGCCAGAGTATTTGCAGCTAGTCAGCAAGCCTTTTTCTGATATGGCTGATTTGATCGTTGAGCGCCTGCCCGATAATAAAGAAAGAACAGTCGCGCTTCGTAAGCTGCTTGAATCAAAAGATGCAGCTGTTCGGGCTTTAGTTCAATGATCGCGCCCGAGCTAAAGCAACTCACCAACCAATCCACCGCAGCCATCTTAGACGGTGCATTCGACCCAAATGAAGTGTTGCTTGGTTATCAGAAACGCTGGATTAACGATACTAGCCAATTAAAGATTGGCGAGAAATCCCGTCGTACAGGTTTGACTTGGGGCGAAGCCGCTGACAGTACATTGACCGCCGCCAGCGCCGTAGACGCTGGCGGCGATGATGTTTTTTATATTGGCTCTAACAAAGACATGGCTCGCGAGTTTATTGATGCCTGCGCGATGTGGGCCAAGTCATATAACCTCGCGTCTGGCGACGTAGGCGAAGAAGTCTTTGACGATGAAGGTAAAGACATTCTCACCTACGTTATTTATTTTTCGTCGGGCTTTAAAATCAAAGCGCTGTCATCTAACCCTAAAAACATGCGTGGCATGCAGGGCAAAGTCATTATTGACGAAGCCGCATTCCATGAAAAGTTAGCCGAGGTTTTGAAGGCGGCGTTAGCGTTGACTATGTGGGGTTCGCGTGTCGTTCTAATCTCAACGCACAACGGTATTGAAAACCTATTTAACACTCTAATCAACGACAGCCGCGCCGGAAAGAAACGCTACTCTGTTCACACGATCACACTAGACGATGCTTGTGCCGACGGTCTGTACAAACGTATTTGCCAAGTCAAAAAACAAGAGTGGTCGCAAGAACTCGAAGACGAATGGAAAGCCAATTTAATCAAAGATACGGCCACCGAAGAAGACGCGCTAGAAGAATATTACTGTGTGCCAAAGAACGGTGGTGGCGCTTATATCTCTCGTGGCCTGCGTGATCGTGCGGCCCGTCTACTTGATGCGCCTGTTTTGCGCTTCACAGGTAGCTCGGCATTCAATACCGCCAGCGAACACGCTCGAAAAGGTGAAATGCAGGAGTGGCTAGAAGAGTTCGTATTGCCAGAACTGGAAAAGCTGCCGTCTGATTTACGCCACTGTCTAGGGGAAGACTTCGCGCGTAATGGCGACTTAACAGTATTCGCCCCGATAACGGTCGAGGCCAACACCAAACGCATCGTGCCTTTTCTTGTTGAGTTGGCGAACGTGCCATTCAAGCAACAAGAACAAGCGCTGTATTTTATCTGTGATCGTCTGCCCAAGCGTGACGGTATTGCGCTGGACGCGCGAGGTAACGGCCAATACTTAGCCGAGCAAGCCAAGTACAAATACGGTGATGAGGTCGTTGAAGTCATGTTGTCGGTGGGTTACTACCGCGAGAACATGCCCGTATTTAAAGCCGCTTTTGAAGACGATGACATCATCCTGCCCAAGCATGAAGACATCGTGACTGACCTCGGACAAATCCAAATCGTGCGCGGCGTGCCAGGCATTAATGACAGCCGCACAAAAGGCAGTGACGGCAACAAACGTCACGGTGATAGTGCGATCGCTATCTTTCTTGGATATCTCGTTTCAAAACAAGAAATGATCCGATACGAACTCCACACGATCGGCTCCCGTGGCGACAATATTAACCGCCGTTTTTTTGGTACCGCAGAAGAAAACAATTTATACGATGACGTTAGCCAAGCGTCTGGCCGCCAAGGAATTATACTATGACCAGTCCAATTTTAGATAAAGATGGAAAGCCATTCGAAGCAGAGAAAGCCATTCTCAGCGAACAGGTCAGCCGCGCTTATACGACAGGAGTGCGCAACCCTCGCCCTGCTAGCGTTGCGTCTGTGCTAACACCGCTAAAGCTGAC